GTCATCTGAATAACTTTCCTCATAGAAAGAACCGATTGCCGCAGGAGATGACAGTTCTCGCTCTGCAATTTTTTTTGCAGTTTTCCAGAATTCTTTTTTTGAATACTTTTCCTCGACATGAAAACCCGTCACCGAGGCATTCCGCTTTGCAGCTTCTTCAGTATTCTGGTTGTTTGTTACCGAAACGGAGTACAATCCGGTAAACGCATCGCGCACATTACGAACCAAATTATCGATGGTTTCCTTTTTGATGTATGCCGGGTTAATTTCCACCAGGCTATCACTAAGTGTCGTTGCAGCAATGGACTGGATTTCTTTTGGTAAATCTTTAAATTCCATCGTCAACCTCATCAGTCAGTGTTTCTGGCTAACCAGCGACGCGCGCCAGCTTCGGTTTTAAATGTTTTGCTTTTGGTATACGTCATCGCCGTGAACGTGCCGTCCTGGTTGGGAAACACGTCGTATACCAGAGACTCGTTGTTGCCAAGATCGATAGTATCCATGCTGACCTCATTTCCCCTTAACGCCGGGGTAGCGGAACAAAAACCTGCTGCATAGTTAAAGTTGAACCCTGCCGTCATGTTCTTACGCCTCGGGCTGGCTACTTAACCCCTGACCACTACCTGGTAACTCGAAGTATTGCCCTGCATTCTGTGGGGCGGGGTGGGTTGATGAATGAACAATAGCATTGATATTTTGTTGTGTAAATAGCAATGCTATTGTTTTTTTTGAAGAGCAAGAAAAAACCACCCAAAGGTGGTTGTTGGCAGGAATGATTAACAGCTTTTGTTTGGATACTGCCTTCGTGTGTGAACTACATTTACGATCTCGATGTTAGATGCTGTTACTCGGTAAAGTATTATGTAGTTAGGATGGGTCACTATCTCACGAAGGCCTGGAACTCTTTCGCTTGGTGGATACAGGTAAGGGTGCTCAGTTAGTGACAAAACTGATGTTTCAATGCGCATTTTTAGTCTACGTGCAGCGGGAGGGCTTTCTTTGGCAATATAGGTCACAATCTCACGCAAATCATCACGCGCAGAAGGTAGCCATAAAATGGGTAGCATTACTCACTCCTGTTCGTCGAAGCTATTTGAGCAATAAGGTTTTCCATTTCAGCCATTACTTCGTCATGTGGAATTGCAGGACAGGGGTCTGCGAGGCTTGCTGCCACTTTGGTGCGTAACCATTCGTTATAGCTGTTTTCTTGTTCGATTGTTTCAAATTCTGAAATTATCGGGGAAAGGGCTGTACTCATGTTCTAACCTCCTCAGATTAGGCGCGACGACCTTTTTGCGCCTCTAGCCACCGCGCAACGGTTTCTTCAATTGATTCTTTTTTCTCCTTCATTTCCTTAAGCATTTTCTCTTTGTCTTCTTTTGGGAAAGCCCTGAACGTCTGGATCAAATCTCGCTCTATAGGTTCTATATTAAACGGAAGTTCGTTTTCCGATTGTTCCATCTCTGCGGGTAAAGCGACAACATTATCCTGCTGCGGTTCTTGGGGGTACATCCTTACAATTCGTAACAAGTCTGCCATATCTGGTCTAATTGACTCGGGCGGAACTTGCAGCAACCCAGCGAACTTGATAACAGCCTCTAGATTTAAAGGTGTCTGACCATTTAGGTAATGACTTACTGCCCCTTGTGTCGAAAACCCCAGAATTTCTGCCGCACGCTCTTGGGTTAACCCAAGTTGAGTTTTTTTGTCGTCCAGATTTCTTTCAGTCTCTGGGCTGCTTGTAGGTCGATCTCTGACAGGGGTTTTCTTTTCATACCTTCAATTCTAATAAGATTACTAATCTCTTTGAAATAGTGATGCTATTTACTTTCAAAAATAACAATGCTATTAATGTTCGTGATCACATAACATGAGGCGAACAATGAAGCTTGGAGAATATTTGCATCATTCCCGTATAACCCAGAAAAAGTTTGCTGAAATTGTTGGGGCAACCCAAGGGATGGTAAGCCATGTCATTACTGGACGGGCGAAACTTACGGGGGAAAAAATTTTACGCTGGTGTGAAGCAACAGGGTGGGTAGTGACCCCGCACGAGATTGATAGCAATACTTACCCCAACCCAACCGATGGCATACCTGTTGACTATCAGGCTAACACACAACCAGCTGCGGGAGTTGATTCATGAAAATCAAGCATGAGCACATCCGCATGGCGATGAATGCCTGGGCACATCCGGACGGCGAAAAAGTACCGGCTGCGAAAATTACCAAAGCGTATTTCGAGCTGGGAATGACGTTCCCGGAACTGTATGACGACAGCCATCCGGAAGCCCTGGCTCGCAATACTCAGAAAATTTTCCGCTGGGTGGAGAAAGACACCCCTGATGCGGTTAAAAAAATTCAGGCGTTGTTACCAGCGATCGAAAAAGCAATGCCACCTCTGCTGGTGGCCCGAATGCGCAGCCACAGTTCAGCCTATTTTCGGGAGCTGGTGGAGACGCGGGAACGACTGGTGAGAGACGCTGATGATTTTGTCGCAGTGGCAATCGCCGGTTTCAATCAGATGAACCGTGGTGGCCCGGCAGGAAATGCTGTGGCAGTGCATTGAGTGATAATAGCCATATCGAATCGCTTCCGGCAACTCGTGAGTAAAAAGATTCGGTATCAGAAGAGGTGAGTATGGCTAACGCCTGGCTCAGATTATGGCATGACATCCCAAATGACCCTAAGTGGCGAACAATTGCCAGGGTGTCAGGGCAGCCAATTGCAACAGTGATGGCAGTGTATATCCACCTCCTGGTGAGCGCGTCACGAAATGTCACGCGAGGTCACATTGATGTCACGACAGAAGATTTGGCAAGTGCGCTCGACGTGACAGAAGAGGTAATTGATTCAATTTTGCAGACGATGCAGGGGCGGGTACTTGATGGTGATTTAATCACTGGATGGGAAAAACGCCAGGTGCTTAAAGAGGACAACGGCAATATTTCGCAAACCGCAAAATCTCCTGCAGAGCGCAAGAGGGCGCAGCGAGAGAGGGAAAGAAAGCGGGAACAAAATGGCGATTGTCACGGCGCGTCACGAAATGTCACGCACATGTCACGACGAGTCACGACAGATAAAGATACAGATACAGATACAGATCAAGAAGATCAAAACACTATGGTCCATGGCGTAAAAAACGCCACGAACCAGGCAGGGGATGTTCAGACCGTCAATCCTGGTCAGACAGCAGGCACGACACCGGAAGCCGATTCAGCGTATGCGCTGAAAGCCGATTCGGGCGCTGTGCAGCAGGTGATGACCGCAAGGCCGGAGCAATCACACCAACTGCAACAGCCTGAAGCCGATTCCGCCATTCAGCGGGAAGCCGATCGGGTAGTCCCGGAAAGCACCGGGCAGTCTGTGGGACGAGTGGATTATCCGGATGTGTTCGAACAGGTCTGGCGGGAGTACCCGTTGCGTGCCGGGGCAAACCCGAAGAAATCCGCTTTCAGTGCCTGGAAGGCCAGATTACGCGAGGGGGTGCCACCAGAGGCCATGCTGGATGGCGTGAGGCGTTACGCAAGATACCTGGCGGCTACAGGGAAAACGGGAACGGAATTTGTTCAGCGAGCTACGACGTTTTTTGGACCGGACCGGAATTTTGAAAACCCCTGGTTGCTCCCGGTAAGCGGCACGAACAACCAGCGTTGTGTGAATCATATTTCTGAACCGGATACCGAAATTCCGCCGGGCTTCAGGGGGTAAGTGTTTATTTCAGCTTATGAGGTAATTTTCAGGAGGACTTGTGGCAAAAGTTTTTACACAAGAAGAGTGGGAAAAAATTAAAGGGCAGGTTGTTGAGCTTGTACGCCAGAGTGGGCGCGAGACGTTACGACAACTGGAAGCTAAAACCGGGGCAACAAGATATCTGATGAGTGTTCTCGCCAGAGAGCTGGTTGCCAGTGGCGATGTATACAATTCTGGCTACGGGTTATTCCCGTCAGAACAGGCTCGTAAGGACTGGCAAAATGCCCGCAAAAAACTCTCAAGGGCAAAGCTGAAGAAAAAAACATCTGTGGTTGATCCGGACCTTATCTGGTCATTACCAGACGGAGAAATACGTCGTTATGACAGGCGTCAGAACATAATCTGTAGCGAGTGCCGGGAAAGCGAAGTTATGCAGCGTATACTAACGTTCTATTGGGGAATATAGCCACTAAATAAGGTAATGAACCAAATGAACACGGAAAAAGCGAAAACGCAGCTCAGGATAATGCTTGCCGGTCCGGCTGCGAGTTATGCGACACATTCACCAGCCATAAAAAACGGTTCTTGATGAACTGGAAGCCAAAGACAAGCGCATTGCAGAACTGGAGGCAAGGGAAGTCCAGCTACCGGCTGGCTATGAACTTCGCTATGGACACCCGATAAATG